CCCTCTTTCGAGGGCAATCGCTGCAACAGTATGCTCTCTTTAAAAGAGGGACTGTGCTGGGCCTTGCTAGCGAGTAGCTAGTTTAGGCTGTGGCGTATCTCAAGTGGCTAAGAAATTAGCCGCGGAAACAGAGTATTGACACACTCTGTGGCCGTCTTCCCCGCCCTTAAAACATGGAGTTTGCATATGCCTCGCCCAAGCCCCGAAAAGAGGACCTCGGTGATGGGGTCTGTAATTACACAGTACGGCTCGCCGCCTGTGTATACGGACCACGTTATCGAATCCTTCCATCGGGATTGGATTGGCACGAATTCGCCCAACTGGCCGAAGTCGTTGAGGACCAACACTCATTATGCTCACACCATGTGGCGCCGGATCGATCCGGGTTCTAACTTCTATCAAAAAGTTTCCAAAACTAATTGGACTCGTTTTGTTGGGCCTGCTCAGGGCTATGGGGTCTCAAACCCCAATGCTCTGTCGCTTGCCTCTGAAGTGAACGCTAGTGAGGTCAGAAGGACCGCACGCAGCCGCCTAATCTCCAAGATCTCTAAGCAAAAGGTTAACATTGCTCAGAATATTGGAGAATACCGTCAAGTTACTAGCATGTTTCATGCGAACGCTAGACGGTTGGGAAACGCCTACCGTGCCCTTCGGCGCGGTGACGTTAGGGGATTGACGAGAGAACTTCGAGTCTCCGAACGAAAAAGGTCTAGTCTCAACAAGAGACTTGACCCCAAATCGTTATCGAGGAATCCTTCCTCGTGGTGGCTCGAGCTGCAATACGGTTGGACACCTTTGGTGTCTGACGTCTATGACGGCCTTGCCAACTTCTACAATCGTGTAGAGGAAGGTGAGGTTGCCCTAGCCGAGCGCGCTTCTGCTGTCCGTAAATGGACAGTAGTTACGCCTACCGTAAGCAGTGTTGGCTTCGTAAACTACGCCCGCTACACTCAGCGTAAAGCTGTGTGCAAAACGGGTATAATTTACTGGGTTGACAGTTCTCAACTAGCTAACTTGCAAGATTGGGGGATTACAAACCCTCTTCTCCTTGCTTGGGAGCTACTGCCTTACTCATTTGTTGTCGATTGGTTCATCCCAGTCGGTGACTGGCTCGCAACGGTTGATTATAGTCTAGGACTCTCCTTTAAAGAGGGTTTCGAAAGCTATATGACGACTGCCGAGTCAATGAGGGTCTACAAGCCCAAACCTCATGCCACGATACAGAGGACTGTATCGGGGACTGATACGTTTGGTGAGGCGACCTTTAGAAGGGTCAAACTCACGAGCTTTCCTAGCGCTCCCTTTAAGTCCGTTGATAAAAACGGGCTTCGAGGAAAGCGTATAGCGAATGCTCTGGCACTACTCGGGGTGGCGTTCGGTCGAAAGACTAAACGCCGTTAATCGCAACGTACCGTAACGGTACATTTCCTTTGACATAGGAGGCCACAATGGCCGCAATTGGCAATATCGTCATCAATGACGGGCAGGGAACCCCTGTCGCGCATACCTTCAGCCCTTCGCAGGTCTCATCGGAAGTGGTTTCGTACCACGACCGTGTGCTCGGCGTTGTGCTTGGGTATCCGGAACTCTCGCTTAGTCAGAAACTCAGTGCCAATGGCACGGGGTCGATCAAGCAGAGTCTCCGTATCTCCGTCCCCGTTTTGGAGACGGTCACTGGGAGCACTGGCGAGGGCTTCGCGCCCAAGCCGACGCTGGCCTACAAGGAGCGTGCTTTTGTGGAGGTCTACCATGACCCCCGCAGTTCTCTTCAGGAACGAAAGAACCTGAATGCGTACCTCAAGAACGCGTTGGCAAACGCGGCTTGGACGACGCTAGTTGAGAACTACGAAATGCCCTTCTAAGGGGGCGCATCATGGGCCATAAAGAAGCCCTGATGTTGAGGTTTGTCCTATGGCTAGTCGACGCGTTCCTTCGTGAGAAGGTCCGTGTCTTCACGCCTGAGGGACTTAACAAGGTAATCGACGATTACCTTGCCGAGCTGCCAAAGCTCGGTCTCAAAATCGTATCCGCACGTTCCAAAATAGGAGTCGATCATGATAAAATCATGCATCAGAGTGACTCTGAGCCAAGCTCAGACCACTCGCCACGCGTTCCCGACCCCAACCTCTGACCAGATTCTGGACCTCACGGTCCCGTTTGCTGGTTATTACAGGGATACTCTTCGCGGAGTCTCGTCGTGGTTCAACCACGTTCGGGATTTGGCGCTTTGTATCTCAGAGGACGGGTTCGGTTCTCGCTCCCTCCACCACTTCGAAGTTGTTGTTAGCACTCCTGGTCGTAATGACCGGGTGTTCGCAGTGTCGAGTCCTCTTTCCGAGGACGCGGTCGCTGTTATCACCCGTAAGACGGCTTGGTTGTTGACACTCTCGGGCATCGCTTCGGCGATGTCTGACCCCCTGGAAAAGGGGTTCGAACCTTACGCGCGGGACTCGCAAGAGATGAATCTTGATGAGTATACCCCGTGCGCGAGGTGCAAGTGAGTGGGCGCAGTTACTCTAATGCTGTGAAGCATCGGAGTTCCTCTCGTGGGCGTCCTGCCCCCTTGAGGAAACTGCGGCGTGACCTAACCCCTGAACTGATCTCGGGCTTTTATGAAGCCCTTGATACTCCTGTGGCCTTGGCTTGCGACATGCTCTACCGTTACGGAGAGCATGAGCAACTCGCCAAGAAGTCTCTGAGTCCGTATGATTATACGGACAAGGAGGCTTTCTTCCTGGACTATTGTGCCGTGCGCTTCTTAACGAAGTTTGCGGGACTAAGTACAGGTATAGATACTGCAGGAGTCGCTTCGGAGGAGTTCCTCCGTTGCGAGCGCAAGTGTCAAGTTGTCAACGACCAGCTCGTCGATCTCTTTATCGAGGACCCAGTCATCGCGCTGAATAGCACGGCTGACTGGCGCTTTTCCAACATTGTTTGTTGGTTACAGTGTAAAATTTCCTCCGTATTGGGTGAGTTAGACTGGTCCGAGGTGCTTGATAACTGCCGGTTCGGGCCCGGTGCGACTACTCGCACTAGGGGGACGAAGACCTCAGCGTATGAGAAGTTCCAAGGATCTCCTCACACTACGCTAGAGGCACTACCTTACTGCATAGCACTTTCTGAGACCTTTCCACACGCGTGGCATAGGTTCCAGGTTGTGTCGGGCAGCGAGGTAACGTTCGTCCCGAAGAACGCAAAGACGGACCGTCCCATCGCTATCGAGCCTTGCATGAATCAATTCATGCAACTCGGTGCCGGTGGGGTCATACGGAATCGTCTGCGCGCCTTCGGTGTTGACATCCGGGATCAAACTCGGAATCAACAGCTTGCGTTCCAAGGGTCTCTTCATGGGACCCATTGTACCGTAGATCTTAAGTCTGCGAGCGACCTGATTTCCAGATCAGTTGTGGAGCTTCTGCTCCCGCAACCCTGGTTCAGGTTTCTCAACGACATCCGGTCACATCGGTACACTCTCCACGGAAGCGAATTTAGTGCTAACAAGTTCTCCTCAATGGGGAACGGGTACACTTTTCCGCTTCAGACATTGCTGTTTTACAGCCTGGCCTCTCTGGCCTGCAAAATGTCAAACGTGGGTTCTTCCCAAGTCAGTGTCTATGGCGACGACGTAATTGTCCCGCCAGAAGCATTCGACACGTTCCTCCGCTTGCTTAACCTGTTCGGCTTTGAGCCTAACTCTGAGAAGAGTTTTGGTTCTGGGCCGTTCAGGGAATCTTGCGGAAAGGACTACTTCGATGGGAAGGATTGTCAACCACTCTATTTAAAGGAGCCAGTGCTTGAAGCACAATGCCTCGTTAAATTTGCTAATCGTCTGCGCCGCCTTAGTGGCCGTAGTGTTTATCATTACGGCTGCGACAAGCGGTTCGAACGACTCTGGCAATACTGCGTCATCTCCCTCCCTCGAGACTTGCAACGATGCAAGATACCCGACGGGTACGGGGATGGGGGGCTGGTAGTTTCTTTTGAAGAAGCTACTCCCCAGCGGGCTGGTCGCGCACGTCTCGAGAGAGACGGGCGCGTCCGGCCTGCTACATGGATCGAAGGCTACACCTATTCTAGGTGGGTCTTCGTCCCTGAGCAGTATGAGATGGTAGATGAGATGGGAACGCTACGGACCGCGTTGTTCACTTGTGAAAGGATTAAATCTCCTGTAAACGGGTGGATGACAAAGGTCCGTATCTCAAAGCTCGAAGAAATATCGGGCTTTGACGCGATCCAGGATTTCGAGAGTAGCGGCGGGTGCCCGAACGGGCACGTAGTCGCTACGCATCGAAAGAAAGGGTCGTGGAGACGACGGACGGGTGTGGCCAGACGCTGGCCAAGCCTTGGGAGTTGGTTCTAAGTAACAGCTCCTTTCCCCCGTGAGGGGGTGGTGGGTGCGGATTGCACCTATAAACAAGCG